AAAAAAACCTGCCCGGCTCAACAAAAACAGAAACCCCGTTTGTTCCATCATCAGAAACTAGATATCCAGATTCTATCGACCCTGTTTTTATGTCATTTTTTGTGAAAAATCTCATTCCACCTTCCTCGACAATAGAGTATTCACCGGACGCGGCGACTGCCTTCAAACCATCCGCAGTCATGCTTACGCCCTGTGAGATTCCATTGAATCCGGCTTGTACTATGTCAGCTCTGAGGGTTCCTGTTGTAATCAGATCGGCAGTGAAGCCGTCCCCAGTTCCCCAGGTGCGGAAGTTCCACGAGCCATCCGGCAGTTTACTGTTTGCGATTGCCAACATCCCAGCGCCCATGTAGATGCACTTTGTCGGGTTCGCATCGATCGGAGCATTGAAGCTGTAGAAGCCCCCAGGAAGCCCGTATTCGTTATCTGCGGCAAAAGTGTAGTTGTAGCCATCCTCATTCCAAAACATCGACATCATGGCCGCATTAACGACCTCTAGCCAGCTGATGGTTTGTGCTTCCTGTTTCTTCAGGTCTTTGTTGATCTGCACGGAGCGCTCTCCTTGGCTTGTGGTGAGCTTGTCCCCGAAGGTAAACTCTTTATCCATCTGATCCAAGAAATTGCGGCGCAGCTTGTATACGCGCGTCTTGTAACGGATATTCAGGTCATCGCGAATGATAGCGACCGTTTCGCCCAATTCGGATAAGCCTTTTTCATCGACACCCGCCTTAAACTGCACCTGTGGACGACAATTGTTCAAGAGCGTCTGATAGGTTGCTTCGAGCAGCAATGCCTTGTCAGTAATATCCTCAAACTCAACGATTCCGATTCTTGGCGTTCCGTCCGAATAGCCGTACTGCGCTGTGGCAGATGGCAGTTCAACATAATCCTGCAGCAATGGTTTGTCGACCGGGTCACCGCCGGCAATGGTCCATTCCACATCACTAAACAAGATGCGCCGACCAAATCCCCCGGCTTCCGTTTCTTCACCTTTTCCCCGTCCTATTAGGGCCGTGTACACACCTTGGCGGTCCTCTTCTTTTTCGACGGTCAAAAGCTGGTCGCCATACTCATACCATTTGCCATAATCAGCCGACAGTTGATCGTAGATGTCCACGTACCTGGCAATAATCACACCATCGGAGTAGACCATCCGTAATTTGTATTCGACTTGCCATTTCTCGATGAAATCCCAAAAGGCTTCGAGCCGTGAAACGTAGTAGTAATTTGAAGTTGCTGAGTGAGCCGATTGGATAACACCCAACTGCCAACGGCTGCCTTCGAGTATTCCGCCAAGAGCGGTCGAAACGGTGGCATCTGTCGGACGTTTGTCTTTGATGAAACCGTAAGCTTGCATGTCATCAAAAAACGTGTGTATCCCTTCAATTTCAACGATTCCGTTGTTGTTCTTAAACTTAGTCACGCGATACTGATGGAACACGTTCGAATCATCAATATCCCTATGGCCGACAAAAACCGCCTGCTCTAAATCTTCCGAGTAGAGAGCAGACGCGTTCGCGGTGATCAGTTTCTTCAGTTCCTGCGTTTGACCATGTTCCATCAGTTCCTCGCCGGGGATGATGTCAATCAGTTCTTCGTTTACGTCAAATAAATAAAGTGCTTCTATAGCCAACGCCCCCTCATTGCGATTGTCATGCTGCTGGATGGCGTCATCGTGATCACGTCACCTGGCGAAACGACAAAACTGCGGAAATCTGATTCCACATAGTCAAGATTATTCTTTTTATTCTGACCGTTCAGCGTGATGATTCGATTGGCGATATCCACGATAAGGACTTGTCCCGCCGTGTACGTGCCGTTCAGGATGATGTGCTTGCCTGTCGTCGTGTTATCGATCGTTATTTTTGATGCATTGGCGCTCAGTGTGGCAGTGATTAGGTCCGGCAGCACATCGTATGGGCAAAACTCGCCGATCGTAATGCTGGTGCCGATGCTTTCGAGTGAGTCGCCGTATTTGTACGGGTCCTCGCAGAATAAAGTGAACGTTCCGACGACCGTATTGCGGTCATACGGCACCTCATCTACTGACTGCAAGCGACCGTAGTATGTTCGCCCAGGTTCATCCGTAAATTGGATAGCGACGTTGTTTTTGCCGTTTTTGCGCAATAGGAAATTCAGCGTTTCGAAGTTGTAGCGACATTCAGCATCCGACTTCGCGTCCAGTTTATACTGGACAATCAATGACCGTGGAGGCAACGTCTGGCCAGTGATGGTGACGCCGTCTCTCCCTTTACCTGTGGCCGTTTCCAGTTCGTTCCCGATCAATTCCCTGCCGCCTACATTCAGTGTCTTGTATCCCGATAATACCTCTTCAAAATAGACGCCTCCGAAACTCATGGCGAGGCCAAGAGTCTGTTCGGGCATTTCGTTCGTATCTGTAAATCCGTACATCCTTTTAACCTCCCAAATAAGTTTCTTCTAGTTTAACCACTTGATTCTGTCTACCTGATATGTCGTCCACAAAGGCGGTGTAGCTTCTGCCTCCGAGGTTCAGCATAATTTGTGCCGGTTTCGCACTGGACATATTATCGCTGACCACATGGTCGACCGTTTGCCCAACACTCGCATTGATGCCGCGTACGTTCGAAGCTACATCGAACAGATTCGGGTTCCAAGCGCCCGCTACTGCTCCGACCATGTTTTTGACGGATTTCAAGGGTCCGCCTGCACCGTTGTCGATACCGTTCGCGAAACCTTCATCCGTCCATTGACCGAATTGGTTAAACACTTTCGATGGAGAACCAATTTTCAACAAGTTCTTTGCTGCTTGAATGGCATCGCCTACTGCACCTTTGACCGAATCCACCAATGCGGAAGCCTTGTCCTTGATACCTTGAACGAATCCGGCGATCAGGTCTTTACCAGCCGAGACCGCTTTGCTGACAAAGTTTTTCGCCGCGTTAACAGCATCCGTAAAGGCTGTTTTGACTTTCGTCACGATCTCCGATCCCTTTGTTGCAACTGTCGATACCATATCGGAGAAACCTGTCGTGATGGATTCTTTCATACTGGATACTTTTTCTTTCAAAGCATTCCAGGCTTCCGTAAATCCTGTTGTGACCTTCTCTTTAATGGACGCTACTTTTTCCTGCACCGACGAAACCATGTTACTGAACCATTCGACTGTCGAATTATAAGCATTCGTTACGGCTGTGGTTATGGCCGTCCAGACCGCATCCCACGCAGAAGCTGTCCAGGCTTTGATGTTGTCCCATGTTGTAGACAGCCATTCACCCAAACTTGAAGCAGCCGCCTTGATGCCGTCCCAGTTTTGCCAAAGTGTGATACCTAAGGCGACAAGCCCGGCGATGGCCAAAGCGACAAGCCCGATCGGAGATGCTAACAATGCCATTACTCCGGTCACTACCGTTATGGCCGTTTGGACTAGCGCGAATACTTTCAACACTGCCGCAAAAGCCAATACAAAACCGGCAACCTGCACAATCAACGGCCCCCATGTTTCCATGAAACTGGCGACACCCTCAACAACCTTTGTCAGGTCAATGGCGAGTATCTTCTCTCCCAGCGTTTGAAGCATATCAACAAAAGTCTGCAATCCTTCCGAAGCGGCGAACTTATCTTTCAACAATTGGATCGCATCCCCAAAGGATTGAATAATAGTAGAGTTCGCAACCTTGTCCATGAACTCTTGTATCTTCGGGATGACTTCCACTAGTTTTTCGGTTATGCCTTTTAATACTCCTGTTAAGGGTTCAAGCATCGGCGTCATGACTGCGGCAGACGCATCTTTAAAAGCTTGTTTGACGTTTCCGAGTTGATTCTGCAAAGAGTCCGATTCCCGCGACGCTTGCCCGGTCGCCCCCGCATTGGCTTGCATGGCTTCGGCATACGCTAATCTAACGACTTGTTTCCCAGCTTCATCTAGGGTATTCCAGTCTTGCCCCAGTGTTTCGGATGCGTACGCAGCCATCTGTGTTTCGTTCGCGAACAATCCGATGGCTTCGCCGCCCTCATAATTCCCGTTTACAAAGCTGTTCAAAGAACTTTGCGCCGATTCCATCGAAGTGTCGTAAAAAGCTGAAGCGTCTGCCGCTAATGTTGTAGCTTTAGCAGCTTGCCCCATCGCTTCTTCTGTGGATAATCCCAAACCTTTAAACTTTGCCGTCATTTGCGTGAACGCTGGTTTAATTCGATTTGGCAACATCCCGAACTGCTTTCCCAAACCATCAACACTGGATTGTGCTTCGTCTTCCAAGTCTCCGAACGTTTGGGAAAACTGTGCATTTATCGCTTGTGCATCAGCAGCGGCGCCTATTCCCATAACACTGAATGCGGCGGCGGCAGCTCCAGCGGCCTTAGCTGCCACAGCCACCACACCAGCAACCTTAGCCATTGCGGCGCCTGCTTTGTTATTAAAAGAGCCGACCGTTGATTGCGCATCTCCGAATACCTTGGAAAAACCATCGTCAACGGCTTTTAATTTCGCTACTACACTGTAACTTTCACTCATCTGTTTCCTCCTTTCCTCAGGAGTTCGCTTTCCCCATCAAGCGGGATAGCGTGTTATCCGTTACCGTCTTTTCTACCGTTCCATTCACTTCGTTTATACGTTTTTCGTAATCAAAGAACTTCTTAAAATTCTCATAATAGGGAAGGGTTTTCTGATTCTTTCCGGAGCCCTTTGTTTTAGTAGCCTGTGCTTGATTAATCTGCCACGCCAAGAGATTGATCCGGTATTCTTCGTCAACCTGCCGCATTTGGTAGGCTTCCATTTCATAGGTGTACTCGCGCAATGTCATGATTTCCGATTCGTACAATGATTTCCCCAGAAACCGCATCGCATTCATGAGGATGTTTTCGTACGCTTCTTCAGAAGTGGTTAATCTTCCTTCGTCTGCGGTTCCATCTCCATCGCTATCTCCGCCCATTGCTTTTTTGTGATATTGCTTTCCAACAATTCTTCGTTGATTGCCATGAACAAATCTTCCAAATCATCCTGTTCATCGATGAAGGCTTCGATTTGTTCAGTTGTCGGCTTGAATCGTTTTGATGTACGTGTGCCGCATTCAATCAAATCAGCCAACCCTACAGGGCTTCTTTGCGACATGTAGAAACTAGCTTTATTCAAACCAAAACCGAATTCCGCACCGTTCAAATTAATCGTGTAGCGTTTATCCAATTCCCTGACAAAGCGCGTTCCGAACAACACTTCTACTTCTTTTCCTGCGATTGTTAATAACATTGCGATTTCCTCCTCAAAATTAATCAAAAAAAAGAGAGAGATTTCTCTCTCCCTGATTAAGCCTCTACAGTCGTATCCTTGAATACATACTGCACAACTGCAGCTTGTTCAGACGTCAACGTAGCTTCGCCATCAACCCCATGCCCATTCGGTAAGAAGGTGAAGGATATTTCTACGTTATCTTCCGTGCCAGCAGACTTGCTGTATTCCGTGATATGTCCTTGGTAATAGGTAGCTTCATATTTTCCGCTCGCTGCCGTTCCTGCAGTAGTGACTACGAACGAACCAGCCGCCCCAGTAGTGCCTGCTGCGAAAGCAGGAGCCGTGTTGGTGCCATCCGAGTTTTTCGTGAAGGTAACTGTTGCGCCAGATCCGCCTACTGTCCAACCCGCTACGTTCGTGTTGCGGATGCGATCGCCTACGATTGCCGCAGTATCCGTGCTCAAGACGACTACTTTTTCAGCTACACCATTCAATGTGATCGTGATTTCTCCGGCCGTCGATGGAGCTCCACTGATTGTCAACGTATCTACTTCTAAAGCACCAGGAATCGCTGATCCTTTGTCGATTTCCCATACTTCAACGATTTCATCATTACGCATAGCATTGCGTAATTTCTTGACCATTGCGTCACCTTTAGCCAAGATCGAAGTGCCGCTGATTTCCGTTTCCAGTTGCCCTGGTACGTTGATATTGCCGTCTTTTGTTGGTACGCTTTCGCTGTCTTTCGATTCTGTTGTTTCGTGTTCTGTCTGGAAGGCCAATTTCGCTGCCGCATTGAGGCCGGCTTCGCTTAAAATGCGATAAAGTAAGATTTGGTCAATCCCTTTTGCTGCTTCTGTCATAATCTACCTCCTAATTGAAATGAAATTCTATTTCGATAATCCCGTGTAATAGCGGTGTTGCGGTTGTGTTGTCTGGCAATACTTGACCGTTGATGCTTCTGACATCCAAATGAAAGTGAGCCGTACTCTTGAGAGCACGAACCGCTTCCTGAATAGCCATCACCATGCTGGTAGTTGATCCGCGTTTCTTGTAATCGTCGTGGTAAACATGTACCGTCTGTGTGACTGTGCCGAATACCGCTGACTTGTTGCGCTGATCATTGCTCAGTTGCTCCCCGATGAATACAAAAGGATACGGCGTTCCATCTTCAGGCAGGTAATCGAATACATTACTTGCTCCGAATAGGTTCACACATATCCCTCTTACTGCTGTAAATATTTCTTGTTGTGGACTCAGCATCATTCCTCATTCCACCAGCCTTTCTAAGTCAGCCTTGAACTTTGGCGACTGCGTATTGAATGCGGGACGAACGAAAGGCTGTGCTGCCATAAAGCGCGTTCCGAACTCAACATAATACGCATATTCAGTAAGCGGGCCACTGAATCCGATTAAGCCGCCGATCGATAAACCGGTTCCGATTGGTATGCTTCGCTTTGTCGCACCAGTAGGCTTCACGAACACCAGACCTTTTTTCGCTTCCCATTCCATATGGCCGTGGAAAGTAGCATTTCGGACCATTGCACGCGACATTTCCGATGTGTTCGTTTTTACGATCTTCTTCACGGTGTCCATCTGTCCGATTACCTTCAGGCGATCCATCAATTCTGTTGCTCCGGTTATGCTGATTTCTTTGCGTCCGCTCATTGGCTCTCACTCACTCTCAGCACAAGCCCGCGCCTGGTCTTTTTCTTATTATCCACGAGATACTTGTTTCCCTGCACATCGACTTCAATATACTGAAAAGGCGCCTCAACAGTATTCTGAATCAGAATTGTCAAGGCGCCCTCTTTAATTTTTCCGTATAGCATGTTTTGCGCTTCCTCGCCGGTTGTCGAGATACTCGCATTCCGGAAGATACGCTCAACGACTGGATCTGTGTAATCCCCTGTCGTTTCGTCGTATACCGATTCCGCTTCATTCACGAACCATACTTCTCTGTCATACCTCATATGAAATACATCCTCCCATCCCGGGATTTTGTTACGTCATACGTTCGTTCCATAGCGCTCAAATACGGGTTGAAATCGTTCTTCTGTTCCTCGTAGCTTACGCTATGTCCATCGATTGATTCGGACGTCATGCCCTCCGAACCGATGCGGTTGAAACGTTTTTCCGCCACTTCCTTGATGATGAATTCAAATTTAATGGGGATTGCCTCCGGATACGTCCCTGATAACGATTCCGCTATCAGTCTGAAGTGATCCATTGTGTCCCTAATCAAATCCAACAGCAGGGCGTCCTTTTCTTCGTCGACTACAGAAAAGCTAAGCTTTCGTTTCAACTTTTCAAGGACTACGGCGCTATCAATATCGGCCATGGTGGAAACCCCCTTTAGGCCTCAGCAATCAACTTGATGAGTTCCGATTTGTTGGTTCTTGCAGGAACGTCCAGGCCCTTCTCTTTCAAGATAGCCTTCAATTCAGCTGCGGTTTTTTCCGATAAATCCTCAGATTCGACCTCAATTTCTTCTGATACTTCTGCGATGTAACCACCAGAAAGAAGAAAAGCGACCCGCTCAGGTGTCGGGCTGAATTTCTTACGAGGATAGGAATCCCCTACCCCGTAAGAATGCCCACGGTCTGCGCTATCGCCGAAGTATGATACTGCTTTATATTCCGGCATCAGGTGTCAGTCCTTTCTTAAACGCTGGCAGCCAAGACAGTAGCCAAGAAGACTTGGTTAGCAGTCGGGAAGCTAGGCAAGGCAGTTGCGACGGCTTTGGTCCAGTGAGCAACAGGGTCATTCGTGTTGTAGACAGTCGCTACAACGTTGCCGACTTTAGAGATGTCAACAGATGGATCGCTGGACAATTGGATTTCTTCGGCAGTTGGGCCGTATACTGCGTTACCCAATACGCCGCCTGGCATCATAACCAGCACATTGTCCGGGAAGTAACGTTTCGTAGTGTACGCACCATTGGAGCCTTTTACGCGGTATACGCGATCTTCTGTTGCGATAGTAGGCAAGCCTTGTTCTACCAAGAATTCGTTCAGTTGTGTGCGGGAAACGACGCGGTCGCTGTTCACGCCGTGGATAGCAGAACGGACAGAAGCGTGTTTCTGTAAAGCAGAAGCAACACGGCCGGAAGTCAGGATGCGTTGAGGCGCAATCCCTGTGTCAGCTACGATCTTGTCAAACCATGTTTGCAGGTCTTCCAGCGGAGTAGCCAAAGCATCGGACCACAAGTCAGTCGTAAGCAAGGTTGTTTTGTGATCAGCAGGAACGCCGTAGTCGATGGTTCCGGAGAAGCCATTTTCCGAGAATACCAATTTACCAGTAGCCAATGCCTCGAAACGCATTTGTTCTACTTTCGTCAAAACAGAAGTGATCATTGCATCTACGTCATCGTAGATTTTTTGAACAGTCGATTGCAATTCAGCAGGTGTGCGCGGGTTTTGCAAAGCTATGATCAGTTTTTCTTTCATTTGGATTTTGCGTTTGATCAGAGCCAACTCTTGGCGGATGACTTCGAAGCCTTCACGGTCGCCGATTTCAGCCTCAGAATCGAAAGCGTGAACGGATGCGACGATCGGTGCTTCATTGGCACCCTTCACATATTCCAATTCCAAAGTGTCAATCTTGATGGACGGGAAAAGTGTTTCCCCCAATCCTGGTGCGATTTCGCGGTCGTTAATGTACTGTAATACTGTTGCTTGGTTAAAAACGTCTAATACTCTAGGCATATTATAATTCCTCCTCTAATTTGATTAATACAATGTGATTTGCGTCAATACTGGTTTCGCAAGAGCGGCAACCGGTGCTGGCAAGTAAGCGTCAATGATATGGCCATCTACGATGATAGCTACTGGCTGGTTCCCGTTCGTTACGTCAACCGTTTCGTACACGATCCCTTTGGCAGTAGCGTCATTGGCAGGGAAGACTGTACCGGCAAGCACTAATTTTTGAGCGCCTACAGTAGTCCCCATTGCAGTAGTTGCAGTACCTGTGATTGTGACGATCTTTGCAGATTTCAAGAAGTTTTTGTCTTGTGTATAAGTCGTTTTTTGATTTACGTACATGTTTAATTCCTCCTATTTGGTTAGATTCCCCATGGATTTGGGGCGTTTACTTTTTTGTTTGCTTCTTCGTTGCGTGCTTTTGCATAAGCATTGACGGCACCTGACAGGCTGTTTCCAGCACTATCTTTCGGATCGTCTTGTCTCAGTTTTGCGTTAACAGCTGCAGTTACGGCTTCATCGAATGACTTCTTGATTTCAGTGACCGCCGTTTTGATCTTTTCATCGTCTCCGATTGCGATGAGAGATTCAGCTAACCCGATTGGCAATTTCTTTTCCTCAAGATCCGCCTTGATAGCCACACTCAATTCGCCGAGTCTGATTTGTGCCTCACGATCCGCCAGGGCTTGTTCACGTGCAGTAAGATCCGCATTCTTCTTCTCCTCTTCGGACAACTTGGCATAGGCAGCACCCGCCGCTTTGGCATCCTCGATTTGTTTCTGGATGGCCGCTTCCCGTTTTTTGTCGTGGGAGGCAATCGCCTTGCTGATCAATGCATCGATTTCAGATTGTGTCTTTGGTGTCTCGGCTCCTGTACTTCCTGGATCTGATTCACCGGCTCCCGCATCTGCACCTGCATCCGTGCCACCTTCACCCGCTCCTGCTGCACCGCCACCGTTTGCACCTGTGTCGGCTTCGTACATTTTCAATAGATACTCGCTTTTATAAAAAGGCATTGTTTTTCTCGGCATGATTATTTCTCCTGACCCCATACAGTCCGACTACTCACTTCGTCCAGATACGCAAATAGCGCCCCGTCCTGTCCATTACAGCCAGTGCAGTGTGTTCAATGAGTAAATATCCGTCCGTTTTCGATAAGCCCGTACAGTGTTGTTTTTTGGCCTAGTTTAGCGTCATACGACAGGACGGATAGGCTTAAAGTAAAAGGCCGCGAATAAGCACGGCCATGAGTCAATTATTCGATTTCTTCCCCGATATCTTCGCCGTACATCAGGACGTTTTTCGCATGCTCCAACATACCGAGCTGCTTGTAAAAGTTCTTCGTATTCGATTCGACCGCTGTGTCCAGTCCTCCGGCCACTTCCACGACTACGACGATGTCCTCGATTTTGTCCATGTTGTGCAGGATCCACTCGACTACATCGCTCACGGTGCGTTTCTCGTCCATGCGCTACCTCCGATTCATATCTTCCAGAATTTGATTACGTGCCACGTCCAACATACCGAGCGCCTGCAAAGCCGAGTCAGTTGTGTACCAGGTCTCGACCACGCCCTCATTGCTGAGTGTAATGCTGACCGCTATATCCGAATCGGCTATATACGGCTTGATGCCTTCATGAAATTCTTCGTTTGTCATGCCGCGTTCTTTCTTGCGTTTGGCTTCGATAAAGTCCACGTTATCGCCTCCTTATCGTTCATCCCAGTCAAAGTCAACAACAGCATCCTTGTCTAAGTATTTCCAAGGTCCGTCATCTATTCTGTACTTCATGCTTCTAACCCACTTTGTAGAAAAATAAACGGTTAGTTTTTCCGAGTGAACGAAAGCCGCTGCATGAGCCAAAGCTTTGTATAAAGAGTTCGCTTTGATGCGTGCTGTGAATTTAACATTTTCCACCAGTTCTCACCTCTTCAAAGTTTTAAACTGGTCGAATTCGACCAGTTTACCGGACACCTACCGGCTAGGAGATAGATTTGATCAACTCCTCTCTAATGTGTACCACTTGGGACATGCGTCACTTGGTGTATCATCATCAAAGAGCCTCACCTCCTTTACTACTTACCCACGATTTGCATGACAGCCCAAACTGTAAAAGCTACAAGTAAGGCACAAAAGCAGACCGTTACGGTCCATAAAATGAAATTAAGCATGTTATACCCCTCTTTCTTCCAGTCCGTCACGTTCCTCACGGCTCATGTACGCTGCGAACGAGCAACGGCAAAACGGATGGGCAGGAATCATGATCTTCGTTCCGATGTCCTTCACCTTGTAAATCTTGCTGTCCCTGGGCTTGCATACCTCGCAGGCATCAGGCTCTGCTATCCACTCAACTTCGTCATATCCGTACTCATCAAACGCCGCTTCCTGAGCCGCTGTCTGCGTTCGGGCTAGTTCCGTTATCATCAGCCGTTCTGCATTGTACTTGCTGGCACCGAACGTTTTCTGCACCTCTTTTGCAAGCACGCGCGGGTTCTTCCCTTGAATCATGCCCCGAGATAGCAGCTTGTCCAGCTCTGCCTTCAATTCGTCGTGATTGCTCCAAATACGCTCCGAAAAAGTAGCGTTCTGAAAAGATGCATTCACGATCGTTTCCACAAGCCTCGGGTTTTTGATGACGCTCTGTCCCAGAATGCCAGCTTGCCGTTCCAGTTCGTCATATACCTGTTGTTCCAATGCCGTTCGCATCGAAAACAATTCATCATTACTCATGGATGTCAATTCCAGGCCGATGTTTGCTTTCAGCATTTCCAGACGGTTGACCTTCATCGTCAGATTGTAGAGCCTTAACTTATCGTTTGCCTCATCGCTGAAGTCTTTCGCTTTAACCAGCTCTTTTGCCTTCAGCGCGAAAGCTTCGGTATCGGACGCTTTGACCCGCTTCACCGCATCCGACATGCTGATGCCTTCTTTGGTAGCGTAGTTCGAGTAGAAGGCGTCTATTTCCTTCGTGATTTCATTCGCTGCACGATCGTACGTGTCGCTGATTTTCCGGAGCAGCACCTTGTCGTCCTTGATGGCTTGTTCGATGTGGTTCTTTTCACGCGTGATCCAGTAGTCTTCTGCCATGGTTATTCACCTTCAGTCGTTGTCGATTGTTCGAAATCGTAGATAGGATTCGCCGCGTTCTCCTGGTCCATCTTGGCAATCTCTTCTTTCGGGTTCTTCACGATGGAAAGCACGCTCAATTGTGTTTCTTTGGAGACGACGCCTTCCAAGTTCTGCGCGTTCTCAATCTCCTCTTGGACATTGCGCGGCAGGTTCGGCGTGAACAGAATGTTCAGCTTCTCTGGCTTGAAATCCCCGCTCAGTTCGTTCGTGAATTTCAAAATGTTGGCAATCAGCAAATACCGTTTGCGCAATGACTTGGTCAAGAAGCGCTCCTTGATGGCTCGCACCTGGTCCAGACCGAACAGCTTGTACTTGGCCGCTTCACCAGATTGCGTTCCAGAGAAGTTCTCGTCGTCCAGATTCGGCGTATTGGTGAACGTGTGGATATCACCCTTGATGCGATCCTTGTAGGACTCACTGCCTGAAACGTCGTACTGCTTGTAGATGTACTTGCCATCCACACTGCCCTCTTTGCCGTCTGCGGTAACCGAAGGAATCAGCTGCAGCAAACGTGCCCTGCGCATCGATCGCATGTATTCCAAACGTTTCTCAGGCGTCTCGTCTGCATCACCAGTGTCCATCCGCCCCGTGATCAACAGGATGGCATCGTTCAAGTCGGCCATGTAATTGGCGGTGTCGGACTGCGCTGCATCGTACAGGTCAATCAGATCCAGTTCGGTTTCGAAGTCGCCCTGGTACGTTTCATTGTTCACGTGCTCGATGATTGGCACGTCCCCGAATACGTGGTCTTCTACCGACTCCTGTGTCCAGACATCCTTTTCTACGCTGTAGGTAATGATCTTATCTTTCGTGTACAGGATTACGACGCGCTTTTTGGTTTCCGAAAACGGAATGTCATAGAAGCGCACAGCCGCAAGTGGGTTCCTCGCCACCGTCAAGTCTTTGATTAGGAACGTCTTCGCCGGATCCAGTGAAACGAAGCGCACCTCGTCTTCTTTGTTGCGGTAAAGCAGC